TTATCTCTTTTTGTATTTCTGCTTTATATAATTTTCATTAATTAGCCATGTTGTGCCTATTTTTTTTATATGATACTTATAAATCATACCTTTATTGATGTACACCCTTAATGAAGAGGCACTAACCTGATATTCACTTTCTATCTCTTTTAATGTTTTCCATTTAGCAACTGCCATTTTTACCATCCTTTTTAAATTTTATTCTTGATTACCTCTTGGAGTCCAACTATTACTAAATTCTTTATCCGCAAATAAAGAAGCTAATCCGCTTATTTGTTTTAACCTTAATATTTCATCAAAATCCATACCTAGGTTTTTAGCTATCCAAGTATCACTCATCCCACTTTCAACTAATTCAGCTACAATATTAGTCATTAATTCTATTGAGTGCGACCCTCTAGCCCTATTATGCCTTATTGTAGAGGCCATACGTGACTCTATAGGCTTATCTATTACAGATATAGGCAAACAACCATCTTCACGCTCGTATATATCCTTATGCTTAAGCATAATACTATACCTATGAAAACCGTCTACTATCTCATATTTATCCTCTTCTTCAAGGTAATAACATACTATCGGCATTGTATAGCCATCCTCTTTTATAGACTGATATAAAAGCTTCATTTCCGGCGGTGCCACAGAGTTAGGATTATAGGCATTGGCCTGTATCTTTTCAACTGGTACCCTCTTTATATTATAAACTGGACTTATATATTTATCTCCCATCTTATCTCCCCCTTACTATATCCTTATACTTTTTAATCATATTATTCCTTTTTTCTTTTTCTGCCTTTGTTTGTCCAAACCCCATATACTTGCATAAGTGGTCGTTTTTCATTATACATATACACATCCTTTTATATGATGGTACAGACTTAAAATCTGTTACATTGGCATCATCAGGGTAATCCTTAAATCTAACAGGTTGTTTTATTGTGTTGTAATTAGTCTTTCCCCCTACATCACAATCAATTTTACAATCGCTTAACTCCTGTATTGTTTTTTCGTCTAATACTCCGCCTTTATCTCTCCAAAAGTTAATAGATGTCTCAAACTTTTTTCTATAGCTATTGGCCACATTTTCAGGTAGTGTATTTAGTAAAAATTCTAAATAGGATTTCCATGTATGATTTTTAGGTAACTTAATATTCTTCCAACCCATGGCAGTTGTACCACCATATATACCGGCAAAATTTACACCATTTACCCTACCTATTAATTTCCCCCACATATTAGGCTCTACAACCTTATATATTTTAAGGCTATCTATTGCACAGTCATTAAATGGACTTGCAACACGCATTTCATGTAAGGATAACCCTGCCTGATAAAATAAATCATACAGTTTATTGTACTTATATCCAAATTTACCATTTGCAATCCATACATCCTCTACATGCCAATCATATATTGTATATGCTTTAAAATGGTTAGGGCATTTACTATCTCCTAAGATCCAATGCTTATTTTTATATTGATTTACCTTGTTTTCGCTTGATATAGCACTCATACGATGTAAGCTTTCATCTGTCCTAATGCCTACCACTACTGCTGTTTTGCCAAATTTATTACTAAACCACCTACCAAACTCAACCTGTAAATCATAATCCCACATACCCTCGTAAAATTCAAATGGAATATTATCCTCGTTGATTACATATTCTGATTTAGGCATTTCTCTGGCCCATATATCCTTATTTTCTTTCTTCCAAGGTATCCATCTATCTTGTGTCATGCTAACTGCACATTGTGCAGCCATTGGCAAACATAACCAATACTTTTTAATTTCATTAAAATTATTCATAAATACATCTGTTACATATTCTGTAGTAGCTGTATACTGTGCCTCATAATCAAGATGGAACATGGCTAATTTATCTAGTTGATTTGTTTGTTTAGCATAATCATATGCTATATTAAGACATATCCCGCTATCTTTACCGCCTGAAAAAGCTATTAACACGTTATCAAACTCATTAAATAAGTATTCATATCTTTTTAATGTAGCTTGATATACATTTAGCTTGTTATTATACTGCTTAATCATCTTTACCCCTCTTCCCTTTTTTAGATTTAGAATAAACTAGGCTAGATATATATTGTTTATCTTTGTTTTTATCTATACTTTCCCTGAACCATTTAACTAAATCTGTTTTGTTGTTAAGACAATCAATTACTTTATTCTCTATAGTGTCACTAGCAATAATATTTATATATTGGACTTCATTTATTTGTCCAATTCTATGTACCCTGTCTTCACTTTGCGACCTTGTCCCTTGGTCCCAATCATTGTTATAATATATAACTGTATCACAAAATTGTAAATTCAAGCTATACCCTGCACAATCTTTGTTTGCAATGAAAAACCTAGCTTTACTTTTAAACAATTCCTCGTTTATATTTCGTTGTTTTTGGCTTACAGTACCATCATACCTTACAACTTGGCCAGCTCCATATTTATCGGTTAAAACCTCAACAATAGAATCAATTTCGCTTATAAACTCACAAAAAATGATTACTTTTTTATTCTCACCAATAATATCTAGTTGGTTTAATAAGCATATGATCCTAGGGTTATCTATAGCCTTTTCGTAAAAACTATATTTATAAGTTCTATTGCTTTCATCATCTATAGTATATGCATACCCACTAGTAACATTTAAAAGGTGACTAAATAGCCTATATACAGTATTAGGCTCATTATTATCCATTAAACTTATAAGATATTCAGCAATTTCAATATACTTTTCATAGTGAATAACATCTAAATCAAAATATACATCTTTGTAAATTTTCTTTGGTAATGTTATCGCCTCTTCTTTTTTTACTTGATATGTATAAGGTGCTATTTTTCTAGTAATATAATCAACATTCACCATTTTAAAATACTTACCATTACGGCCATCAACCTCTAGTACGTGATTTCTATTAAAGGTATGTTCTGATTTATAACCCAATATTCTCCAGTCCAAAAAATACCATTGACCGAATATATCTTTTTCATCCCTTGAAATAGGAGTTCCATTAAGTATAAATTTATACTTACAATACCCACCTAGCCTAATTATATTAGTACTCCTTATGGCTCTTACATTTTTGATTTTCAGGCTTTCATCAACTACAAGCATACACCTGTGTGTTTTTACATATTCCAATAAAAAAGAGTTTAACCTTATGCTACTTGATAGGCTCTCTATTCCTGCAATTAAAAAGATATCTAACCCGCTTTTTATATGTTTTTTTAAATCTCTATTGATATTTTCTTTGGCCGAACAAGGGCATAGCCATATAACTTTTTCAAACTTCCCTCTATCAAGTTTGTTTTTTATAATTTCTAACATGGTCCTTGTTTTACCTGTTCCCATTGGCATATATAATGCCCCTACCTTAAGCCTGTTAAATTTCTCTACAGGCCTAAGTTGGTGTTTCAATAACTCCGTCTTAAATTCCAACATCATTTAAGCATCCCCTAATCATCTAATAGATCATCAATAATATCACCGTCAACCTCTTCATATCCGAATAATTCTAATATGGTGTCGCAACTAACCATTTTTTCACTTGTGATACTATGTTTATTGTATTTCCCTTGCCCATTTTTAAATATCTTATACTCTTTATCGTCTTCAAATAACAGTCTGATTTTGGTACCCCTGCTATTTTCAGATTGTGTATATCTTTTAGGAAACCAAAATTTATACTTGCTCTTAGGTACCTTTATTAAATATGCCTTATCTGTTTCCCATTCTATTTGACTTAAATTAATAGTTATGCTATACATGCTATCCCCCTTAATCTTCTTCAATTTATCTCTATCATATAACGTTTGCGTTACTATGTCAACGCTTTATTTTCGTTTATTTTTCAATAGTTTTGCAGGTGTAAAATAGATATAAATTATTTCATATTTATTATTGACTTTTGTTACATTGTGTTTTATAATGTATATATAGAAATAAATAATAATTATCGGAGGTATTTAAAATGAGCAAAAATTATAAGGACAAAACAATCGATTTAGGGTATAGCGACATAGCATCGTTAATACTAAGGTCACCAGGTGAAATTGGTGAAGTGCATACCGGTTCAGATGGAAACTATAAGGGATACCTAGTTGATGAAACTGTTGAGATACCTGATTATTATAAGAAGGTATATGAGGCTGATACATGGCTAATGGTATACGATGATGATGTTATGGTTTTTCAGGCTAGAGCTAAGAAAATCAATGTATATAATGCTGGAAAAAGCTGTATCATTCAGTTTATAGGTGATTATGAAATAGAAAGAACGGCAAGCTATATATGCATAGATAATAAGGATTATATATATATAAAAGATCATAGATATGAATAGAAGATAAAAAACAAGGGGGCAACTAAGCCCCCTAAACGGGGAGTTATTGTATACTATAATTAAGATAAGGAAATACAATAAAACAACATTAAAAAACGGAGATATAAAAATGAAAAAGTATTTACTAGAAGAAATTTTGTTAGACCACAATAATGATTTAATTGAATTTGGTCATGTCCACTATATTGAAAAGTGGGACCAGCTACCGGAAGAAATAGACATTTTGACAGCTATTGATAGGGGTATTGATGGTTATAGAAAAAATAAGAACGTAAATTTTTGTACTTATAACTTTTATGAGGCTGATGTAGACGAAGACGGCTACACAGTAGGAGAGCGAAAGATATTAGAAGAATATCAATACGATTTAAAGCGAGCTAGAGTAAATGCTGACGTGGTTAGACAATATCACAAAGAGTTTATAAGCTTTGTTGAAAGTTGTGACAGCTTGTCTGACGTAGAGGCATACGAGTATATAGATCACGTAGAAGATTTGGGATTAGCCTATCATAAGTACGATGACCTAGATATGATGTGGGCTGATTACCTTAAGGCGGTAGAGGCTTTAGATGTTAATATAGAAGAAGTGCAATAAAAACAAAAAGGGGGGGCAACTAAGGCCCCCTTTTTTATTACTTACTATTTTCTTTTATGAAATTCTTAACCTGTTCTAGTGTTTCCCATCTATCCTTACCGGCAATAACAATAGATCCTGTCGGTGCTCCGGACCCACCTATATGGACGATTTTAGCATACCTAGTCCTATCAAAGCCATTAGCTGTTGTAGGGAGAATAGGATAGCCCAACCATGTATTTATTAGTAAGGCTGCAGGTAGGTCGTTGATATTTGTATAGGTAACAACAGTTAGATTGTTAGTATCAATATTTGGTGGGATATCTGTTTCTACTGTCTTTTTGTATTCCGTCGCCAAAAGACTCCTATATAATTTCATTATGTTTTTACCATAATCAGGGTTAGTATTCCATTTACCCTCTCCGCCAAGGGCAACTACAGTCTTAGCCTTGCCAAGTAAAAAGTCAAAATGTCTAGGGTCTACTGGGTTTTTAAGAGGGTAGCCCTCCGCCCCATAGTATAACAATAGGTGCTGGCCCATAGCCCTAAAGCCCTCGTTCCAGTCTTTAAATATCTTATGTGCATTCTTATCAAAATCACTACCACCCTTTGATATCTTTAAACCACATGGATTGTGATAACTGGCATCTATTCCGGCTTGTGATTGGCCGTTCTTATATAGCCATCCTGTTTCTAATGCTGTTTGTGCATATACTGGTGCCGGATCAAGTCCAATAGATAGGCAAGTATCATAACAAGCCTTAGCAATCTTAGCAAATTCTATAGCGTTATTCTTAATTGCCCATGCTTCCATCTGTGCTACTGTTGTAGTAGGATTACCCACAAAAGGCACATCATCTATTATAGGCCTCTCAATAGGCTTGTTAGGGCTTGTAGCGTCCTTGCTAGGGATATACTCCTTAAGCTGTAGTCCGTACGCTATGGCCTTAGCTACTTCGTCCTCATGCCCTTTATACTTAGCATAATCATCGGCATCATCAACAAAACATATCTCTATTAATAATGCTAGTGGATTACTGCTATTTAATACCATTAAATCAGGCCTATTTTTATTAGCTACTCCATGAGTTGCAATACCAACATTATTTAAATTCTTACATATCTGCGCACCATATTTATATGTTCTATTATCATAATGGCACACCTCACACCCCATCACCTTGCCATCTGTATGATGTTGAGGTTTAAATGCGTTAAAATGCAAGGATACGGAGAGCTCCGTATCCTTATTTGAATTGATCTTAGATACTATCCTGCTTAACACGTTTCCCTGTGAGTAGCCGTCATTGCAGGTACTATCATATACCTTATGTCCTGCATTTTCTAATATTGCCTTAACCTTGCTTAATATTAATCTATTTTCCTTAGATTCATCTAGTAAATCACTAGCCCCACATGCTATTTTACCTGAAGGATTATGCCCTGCATGTATATCAAATACTGTCATATAAATCTCCTTTCTGCGGTCCTACAACCGCTAATAAACAGTTCTAAGGGTGCTAGTCTCCTAGTCCCTTACTTGTAGGATTTATAAATACTCCCAATACTGCCATAGCAGTAGTACCCAGCAGGAATGGGTTAGATACTGTATTTAGTATTAAATCTCCTACACTGGCCCAAGTAGTTAGTGAGCTGGCTTCTACTTGTAGTGAAGTAAGGAGTATACCACCAATTCCCACCCAAAACCAAGGGTTCTTATATCTTTCTACATTGTTTGATTTCTTTTCTATGCTGTTTTCAATTCTACTCATGCCAGTCTCCTTTATGTTTTTTAAATTCCTCATACTTACATTTTCTTTTTTCAAGCACTGTTATCCTCATGCCGTGCCTTACTATGTCTGTTTTAATCGCGTCCAGTTCCTGCGTATGTTCCTTTAGTGAATCACCATGTAGTACTATATCCTTTGTTTGACTCTCAATAGTTGAGTTAAGCTTGACTATGCTAGAGTTTAATTTAAGCATTGGACTCACAAAAGCTATTAGAACAGGAACCCCCACTACTACGCTATATACGAATTCCTGATTTGTCATATATCACCTCGAAATTTTCAAAAAAAAATGGGTAGTTTACAGACTTACCCAGGTCCGTGCAAATACCTTAAACTTACTAGCCTATTCCACCACTAGCTCTTCTAGATCCATAGCTATTAGTAATTCTTTTACCTTAGCCTTTAGGAACTGCGGCACCTGCTTAAAAGTTCTTACTCCTGCAATAATGCAAGTAACATAACACATTGCCATATCCATCTCACCACCTTTCATTGATAAATTTATGCAATAAAAAAAGAACCTAATATTATTGATAAGATTCTTCATACATATCACTCCTATTCTTCTTTAAGTAGCCTTTCTACTTCCTTTTTAAGATAGTCTGGTACGTCTTCTATTGTCCTCTTCCCATTCTTTATTAGATATACATACAACTTTGCTAATGCACTCATTTAATTACCTCCTGACTTCATTTCCATTAGTTCAACTATTGCTGTAGACAGCTCTAGTTTATCTTTTTCAATATTTTCCACTATTTCGGCTATTGCTGTAGCATACTCAAGCCTAACCTTATCTGACTCTTCTTTAATTAACTCTTCCATGGTCTTTGGTGGAGGAGCTGGCTCCCCTGTATCATAGTCTATCCACTCAAATACTAGCTTATGAGGGCTAGATGATACATCCACCTTAAAAGAGTTGGCCTTGTGTTCTTCAAGTAGTTTGCCCAGTTCTCCATACTCAAGCTTTATGCAGCCTATTGAGTCTTTCGCATATTTATTTAGGTCTGTATAGTTGTTATAGTCTTCATCAAAAGATGTTTCAACTACACACCCCATCATATCCCCTGTATCAAGGATTACATTTCCATTACTAATTAAGTAATATATTTTCGTGCCTAACTTTAACATTTGTTCACTCCTTTATTTATCTTATTCAAAAGCTATCCAATTAAATTTACAAGTTCCTGTCTGTTTGGCATTGTTGTTATATCTTAATTTAGCCTCAAAAACTTTTACTTTTCCCGCATTGTATGTACCGGCTACAACTTTATCAATATACGCTGGAGCATTATCTCCTCTTGCTTCATAAATAGATACGCTACTTAGGTGTATCATATATACAGTATCACTAATTATGGAAATAGTCTGATTTGAGAGAGCGTTTCGTACGTCAGGATAGTATATCTGGCTCACATCTTCTACACTCAAATATATATAACTGGGCTTAAAACTAAGTTTTGGTAATGTAGCAATGCAGTTAAAATCCATAACCGTACCACTTAATATACCAGAAACTACCCCTGTAGCCCACCTCTTCCTATTCCTTTTTATATATTGTATGCAGTCTACTATATCAAGTATTCTGTCTGGAGATAGATTATCATCTTTCTTAATTTCAGTTATTATGTCATCGAGGGCTGTTTGATACTCAAGCCCTAACTGCTCTGTTCTTTCAACTTCTCTTTTATAGGTTGTCAACCACTTCAACCCCCTTCAGCAACTTTTCTAGTTTATTGTTGGCCGCCTCATGCCTATCGACATATATGCCTAAATTCTTGCTATATTCGTCTACACTAGCCTTATACTCTTTCATAGTATTTACTATTTCAGTATCCTTTTCCTTTAGTTCTCTAAG